ATGAGTGATCTTTCGAGCCACAGCTGGACCGACGGCGCCGAGCCTGTTGCCGCGAGTGCGGCTGTGCCATTCGGCCGCTGGCTTTTGCAGCAAGCCGATCGCGGCGGCTTCATCGGCCAGCTCGCCACCATCGCCAGATCGGACCGAGGATTTCCGAAGGATGGCGGTCCGGACGCAGTGCGCAAGCGCCTCGGCGACACCGGCGCTGACCCTGAGATGTTCGACGCCGTGGACGACGCCGAACTGGACTGGGCGAGCTTCTGACGATGGTAGCGCGCTATAGGATCGCTGTCTTTGGCCGGCCTCGTTCGCCCTGGCGGTCTAGCATCGACGAGGCCATGGCCGATGCGATTAAGCTGAAGCTGGCCTCTTGGGACGAGAGCGAACGCGAGTGGTTCCTCGCGGTGCCGGTAGAGCTAGTGTCGGAAACGGCGGATAACAGGGCCCGCGCTGCCTGATCCAACAGGCTGCCCCTCCCCTTTCCCCAAGGTCGGATGAGCACGCCCTCGACACTGCCGTGCGAGCAACCGTACGCTCCCTGCGGACCCTTCAGAAGGAATCACAATGTCATCAGGCGAAAAGCACTTGCAACAGGCGGCTGAATGGCTCGCCGCCCCCAAGGCGGAGACTAGCGCGCGCATTTATATAGATATGCCAGAGATCGGCTGGATTTATCCCTCAAAAATGTCCGTAGATGACGGAATACTAACGTGTGAATATACTACGGCATATCGTTTGCCCGGAACAATAACTTGCTCTGTAGACAACGTTACAGCATCGCAGTTGACCCACGTGCCAGCCCTATCATTCTTATCACGCGCTTAATTACTTAGTTATTGGGGGAAAGATGACAGAAACCCAACTAGATCGCTTAATCGACAGGATCGATAGGCTGCTTTCCGAATACCTCGCGCTGAGATCGGCCTCGCGCGAAAACGGGCCCGCTTCGATCGAGGATGGCATGGAGAGCATTCTCCGTGATGGCCTGTATCCGCCGGACGAACCTACATCGATTTCTCGGCGCGCTTTGCTCGCGATTGGTGAGACATTGGGCTTGGTCGGCGGCATGGACTTGATGCTTCAAGTGCATGCGGCATACGAGAAAAAGTTCGGCATACGGAAAGCGAATAGTCTGAGCGCGCGCTGGGACAGCGCAGCGGAGCTCTGGTTCGATTGACGCTTCGCAGAAGCAGAAAGAGGCCGCCCCTCGCGAGAAGGGCGGCCTCATAGACTTCAGCAAAGTTTAGCAGATCCGGGCTACTCCTCTGCGACTGGGCACTCGATGCCCGGCATCCCCAAGCGCTCCAGGTAACGGCAGATGCGCCCTCCAGAATCGCTGACCGCCTTGCTCCATGCGCGATCTGCCGACTGGTAGTTCGCGGCGGCAGTTGGGTTTTCTGGGTCGAGCGCAGCGGGCGGGATCTTCGGGCGCGGCTCGGTGATGGCCGCGACGTCCCCCGCGCGCGGAAAGTCGAGAGCGGGACATGTCTTGCACCCGGCCACCAGCAGGGCGAGCGAGAGGGCTGCGAGGCGGATCATCGGCAATGCTCCTGATATTCAGACATCTTCGCCAGTTCGGCCGCCGTGTAGTCCTCACGGGCGATGGCGCAGTTGAGGGCGAGGGCCTGCGGCGCGGTCGTGGCGCGCGCTTCGGGCGGCTTGGCCGCTTCCGTCGCGGCGGCTTGCGCGATCGCCGCGTCGCGCTGGTCGCGGAGCCGCTGGTTCTCGAAGGCGTCGGCCACGTTCTCTTCGGCCGACTTCTCGCGCCCAGCCGCACCGGCAGCCGCGCGCGCCTGGTCGTGCTGCTCGATCGCCGCCGCGTTGTCGAAATGGTTCCAGACGAGGAAGCCGACCAGCGCCGCAACCCCGCCGATCAGGATCCACGCTTCGCCTGGCAGTCCGCCGAGCCACTTCCACGCCGTTTTCGCGAGCGCGATCATGGCTGGCCCTCCACCGGTACGGGTGCATCTGGCCCGTTGATAACCTGCACCTGCTGGGGCTCGGCGATCGGGGTGGACTGGGAGAGCTGGTCGGTCAGTTTCTCCCGCTCCCGGCCGCCGGACAGCGTGACCAGGGCAGAGAGCACATCAGCCAGCTTCACCAGCGCGCCGCCGACGATCGCGGACTGCACGCTTTCGGCCCAGTCCGGCATGTGCCGAGCGAAGGCCAGCGAGGCGATGATGGCGAGGATGATCGCTATGATCCCCCCGCCGATCAGCATGAGGACGAGCCGGTCCCCGTCGCGGTCGCACTTCGTCGTCATGCCATCGCTGCCGCGAGCTTGGTGTGGTAGGCGTATTTCTCGTAGGCCGGGCCGTTGTAACCCTTGGCGAACGCCCGGCAGTCTGCGGGATTGGTGCTCAGCGCCCGCAGCTCGTCCGCCAGGCCGAAGACCTCGATGTAGCGGGCGAGCAGCTCGTAGTGCGCTGCCTCGCTTGCGACGGTCGAGAAGGCCATCTCGTAGGGGCTGGAGAACCCGAACTTGTCCCACCACTGGCCGAGAACCTGGAACTTGCCCCACGAGCACGAGGCGAAGGCGGCGTCCGGGTCCTTGGCGCAGGCCTGCCCGAGCTTGTCCCAGCTATCCAGGCTGTAGCCTCCCGAGGCCGGATCGCTGAAAGACGTCTTCGACCACTTGCCGCCGGTCTGCCGGTGGAACAGGTGCCGCTCGAACAGGATCTTGGGACGACCGTTTCTGTCGTATCCGCCGCCGGAGCTTTCGACCTTGGCGACGGCGTTGATCTGCTTGACGCTGCATCCCAGCCGCTCGGCGAAGGCGGCGATCTCCCCGGCCGTCACGGCTGGGGCGTGCATGTTCGTGAATCGAGAACGGAGTGCTTCCCGGCTGATCGGGCCGAAGATGCCGTCGTCGGCGACGCCGAGAGTGCGCTGAAGAGAGCGGGGGTCCATGTTCAATCCTCCTTGAGGCCCAGCCGGGCCCGATCTGCCTTTGTGTTTTCGGAAAGCATGCGCTGGGCCTTGGCGCGTTCGCGGCCGATCTTCTCGGCATCGTCGGCCAGGTTGACGAAGACCCACTGCACGACCTTGAGGGCCGCGCCGGATAGCGACTTGATGGCCTTCACCCCGCCGAACGCGATCGTGAAGGAGGCGATGGCCGCGCCGAGCGGGTCCAGCCGAAGCTTGCTAACGGCGAACATGGCGAACAGCGCGCCGCCGCCGCCGATAAGGAGCGAGGTCACCATAGCGCGGCGGATCTCGCGGAACGGGCGGCCCTGCTCGTGCATGACGCCCGCAATGGCGAGCCAGCCGGTCACCATGCCGAATGCGATACTGCCGATTATGGGGTCGAGCGCCCCGATAGGGGCCATGACGAGGGCGGGGGCGTACTTCGCAATTGCATCTGCCCGCATGCTCACCCCGCCGTTGCAACAGTGACGAAGCTAACCGCCACGAACCATGTGGTCGCCGCGCCGGCCATGAACCATCGCCCGCGGGCGAAGGCGACTGCGGAGAGCCAGGAGGCGATGCCCGCCATGGTCCAGGCGGCAGCCATGACCGTGCGGAAGCTGATGCTCTGCATGTCGAAGCCGGGGACACGGTTGGTGAACGGGATCACGAGACCGGCGACGAAGCTGAAGCAGAGGAAGGAGAGCAGCGCACCGCCCGCCAGCAGGATCACCTTGAGCGGGACCGTCACCGGGTCCCGGATGCCGAGGTGCCACAGCGTGGCCAGCTCGCGCAGTTTGCGGGCGAGGGGCACCGCGCCCAGCGGCGCGCCGACGAAGGCCCACCAGCGCATGACGTCGGCCCAATAGTCGGGCGCCGCGAGCGGGGCCATGGCCTTACTCGGGCCAGCCGTCGAGGATCTGCGCCTCGATCGCGGCAAGCTCTTCCTCAGTGGTGCCCTGCGCAATCGTGGCGATCAGCGCGTCCAGGTCGTTCTTCCGGCGCTGTCCCGCCTCGACGAATGTGGCGACCGTCTTGCCCAGCAGGATCATGTCAGCAGCATCGAGGGCGACGATCGAGTTGTCCGCCATGCGCCAGTCTGTGGCGAACTCCTCGCCGCTCTGGAGAGCGAGCATAGCCATCACGACGGAACCGGAAATGTTCACTCGGCTCGTGGCGTCGGTCTCCACCCGGCGCGGTTCGCCCTGGATCTCGATGAGGCAGCCGCCGTCGCGCACCTGATCACGCCTATTGCGGACCTTTGCAGCGAGCAGAGCCCGCTTCGAAACATAAATGAAGTCGGAATCGCTGGAGAGCTGCGAGCCGGGGAACGGACCAGCTGGGGAGATCATCCACTCACTGACGGCGCGCTGCGAGACGTTTTCCTCCGGGATCGTACCTTCGGGGAGGGTATAACTCCGGCCGCCATAGAACGTGGTCGAGATGCCGCCGGGGACCGGCTGCGGTTCGGCGGAGACGGTGTCGATCGACACCATGATTGCTGGCCCGTTGATGGTGACCGCGCCGATCTTGTGGAACAGCGGGGTCGCCCCAGGAATGTCCTGGATGATGTACATGGATCAGGATCCTTAGAGGTTGGTGATATCGAGGATGAGGCTGCGCCAGCCACCCAGGCTGCCGATCTGCTGGCTGAGCGGCACACCGGAGGGCGACGACGCGCACATGTATTGGATCGTGCCGCTGTCAGAGAAGAAGTTGCCTCCGGCCGCTGCGGTGCTGCCGGAAGCAACTACACTCGTCCGGGACCACTGATTGCGCTGGTAGACCTGATATCCCTGATAGGGTCCGATCTGGCAGGAGCCTTGGCTGGCGTACGTGTAGTTAACGGCCGAGTTTGCCTCTTGCTTCTGCGGGACATGGGCGACGCTCCGCCCCGCCAGCGATACGCCGCTGTATCCCGTGTTCGAGAGGATCCCCAGCGGACGCGCAATCGGATAATCCGAGGAGAACACGATCGAGCCATCGGGCTTGTACAGCTCACAGCCCGCCATGTGAGCGCTGACGGGCGGGCGCCGCTGTGAGAACACGAGCAGCGTCACGTCGCTCGGCCCGACGCTGTAGACGCGGTAGGTGATACCGCCTCCGGAGGTTGAAATGATCTCGGCCCACGACCCCCCGGCTGACGTGAGTGCAGGCATGGGCGCGTCGGCCATGCTCAGACCAGCAATGAACACGTCCCGCTGGCCGGAGTTGTTGCCGTACTGGCTCCACCCGCTTCCGGCAGGCAGCTGTACCGTCTGTTCGAGACGGAAGAACACCATGTCCGTAGTGAGCTGACCGCGACCATCGGGGGTGATCGTCTCCATCCCGGCCGTCATCAGTAACCCCCGAAGTAGATGGTGATGTCAGGCGGCGAGCCAGCGTTGGCGCCGCCTGTGGCGGTCACCCCGAACGACCAGGATATGACCCCGGTGCTTGAATCGAGCGTCACATTCGGGCCGCCGTAGTTGCCGAGGGTCGAGGACGGAAACGTCACCAGCAGCTTGCCCACGAGGCGGGCATCCTGCCAGGTGCCGGAGGAAGCGCCGCCCGTGTTGAACGAACCGAAGAAGCCGCCTGTGTAATCGGTGAATGCGAATTTGACCCGGCCGTCGGGGTGCCTGAATTCAGCGCCTGCGGGCATGTTACCAATTCCCGAAGCGGCCAGCGAGTGCGCCGTTCGGGTGATAGCTGCGGACGCCGTTGTTATCGATTTCGGTGCGCTGCCCGGTGGTGGCGGTGCGGAGCAGGCCGATGTTGCCGGTGATGGCCGACAGTTCGGTCACGGCGATCTTCGAAGCGATGACGGATCCCGCTCCGAGGTGGTCGGTCTGCACCTGTCCGGCAGCGATGTGGTTCGCAAACACGCTGCCATCGATTATAATCTGCGCGTTGTTGCGGCGGCGCAGTTTCGTGTTCCACACATAGCACTGAGAATTCGGATATTCAGGATTCGGCCCCCACACCCTCAGGAACGCCTTACCCGGCTTGCCCGTGTTATTGCTAAAGTTGCAGCGGACTACCGTGAAGTTCGTGCCAGGGAAGGCAAAGCATCTCCATCCTTCGGAGCCCATGTTGTAGACCGCCGTGGCAGTAATCGATGTGGTCGAGCCATCGTCTGCCCGCAGAACCATCTCGAAATTGACGTTTCCTCCGGCATCAGCCCAGCACACCGCCTCGAACGCGAATTCATCCCCAGGCAGACAGGCTATGCCGTATATCCGAGAGTTGCTGTCGAAACTCTCTCGTCCATTGACGATGGTGAGCTCGTTGCCGCCAGCAAAGCCGTTTCTCCTAAAATGCAACGCGTACCGCGACGGCCAAGTTGTCCCGGCACCGCCGTCGTCGAGGTAGATCTGCATGCCTCCCACGCCGTTCTGACTGCGCGACCACGCGTCAAGCGTGCCGGACGCGAGATCGCCGTCGACCATTAGGTTCTCGAAGTCCATCATGGTCAGGTTCTTGGCGGTCACCGCCCGCGCAGCCAGCTCATCTGTGCCGATCGCGTTGGCCGCTATCACGTCAGACGTGAGCGAATTGGCATAGATGTTCTGTGCCACCATGATCGCCTGAGGAGGAGGCGAGTACGGGATCATGGACGTAGCGTTAGGCACCGTCTCCGCCAGCTGCGGATAGCACATGAACAGCCAGCTATCCCCTTGGCCTGCATCGGTGCCGTACTTCCGAACATAGAGGAATATGCGAGTCGCCCCTGCTCCAAGGGGGATCGTCATGCGGGCGACGCAGCGCTTCCAGGCGCCGAGATGGGTGCCTCCCAGTTTACCCTCAGCACTTGTGATCGTCGCCGCAGCGTCGATAGGGGCTTGCGCCACCCAGGCCCCTGCCGAGTTCACGGCGGCCATGATGAGGTCGCCCGGGCAGCGGTGAGCCCCCATATAGACGGAGAACTCGTAGGATTTGCCGTCCTCACACGAGTACTCCGAGGTCCATCCTCCATTCATGTCTCGGATGAAGCGGAAGGCGAACCAATCGCCCTCGCCATTAGGGTGGCGCGCTGAGTTCGTCTGGTGGATGCAGAAGCCCGATAGGTCGGGAAGCGTGTAACTCGCGGTGCCATTCGGGTACTGGCCATTGGGGAGTGGCGACAGCAGCGGACCACCATACGTGGCGTTCTGCTCGTAGGTCGCTCCCGGAATGTTGGCATTTGCCTGGACCATGTATAGGTCGGGACGCGTGGCAGGCACGGCCCCGACGAGGCGGTTGCCTCCGACGCCCACGCCCATCTTCGAAGTGTCGACTGTGCCAACCAGCTTCGTGGCGGACATGCCAGCGAGCTGGGAGTCCGCGATCACCGTTGCAGACGTGATCGTGGCGACCCATCCGCCGTTCACGAAGGTGTAGCGTTTGCCGTCCCCGGTACTGAAGACCTCACGGCCTTCGAAATTGCCCGTCGTCGGGGTCGAGGACACTATCTCGTAACCGCCGGTCAGCTTTCCCAGCGTAAAGTTCAAATCGAAGTTGCGGCCGGTGAATGCCCCGGTGCCGGTCGCGCGTAGGGTGAGCGTCGCGCTGAGGACGTTGGCGTTGCCGAACTCGCCAGCGTTCCCTGTCGCGCCAACTACCGTGGCGGTGCGGCCGGACAACGACACCTGGAGACCGTTGGGGTTCGAGGCGATCACCACGTTGAAGTTCGCCGACACGTCGACGCTGCCTTGCTTCAGCACAAATGTGGTGCTCACGCCGTCGTAGCTTTTCACCCCGCCATTGGCGTAGGCCCAGACCTGACGCGCGGGTGAAGTGAGCGACGGCGTGATGGCAGCTTCACCAGCGGTTCCGGCATCACCCTTGTCGCCCTTCGCTCCGTCCGCACCGGCTGCGCCCATTGCGGACCATGTTACAACGGAGAACTGCGGCCTGGTCGCGTCCTGCCAAGCCATGGAGCTGTCGAACCAGAAGCGCAGGCCCGCAGCGGCGTCCGCCTCGTAGAACACATACGAGTAGCCTGCACCGTTGATCGTCCCGCTCCGTATCCAGCGGACCTTCTTGCCGTCGTATTGGATGCTAAAGGTGTCACCAAGGCTGAAGTTGTCGTCCCAGCCCTGCATGCCCTGGCCGTTGATCCAGACCTCTACGCGCTTGCTGCCGGGGGTGATGCGCCATGCGTAGTCGAGAGACGCATAGCTGTCGTCGGTGAACGGATCGCTGTTGAGGCCCACGAAGAAATCGAAGTCGTTGGCCTCAGGCTTCACCGTCAGATTGGCGCCGCCGAAAAAGGATTCACTGGAGACGACCTGGCTGTTCCACCCGTTGCTGCCGCCGCTGACCTTGTAGACGCGATTGCCAGCTACCGCAGCGTTGGTGCCCGCGACCAACCCGAAGTTGGGCGGTCCGGCATAGGCTGACCAGGTGTAGTCACCGGGGTTCGCACTTTCGACCGCCGAAGTCTTGTTGCTTGCAATGCCGATGAAGGTTCGTCCGGCCGGCGCACCCGTCGTGAAATTGAGCACACCATCTGCTGAATCGGCGTAGGCGATCCAGGTGTAGAACGTTGTCCCGTCGGCGCCCTTCGCCCCTGGCAAGCCGTCATTGCCCGGCACACCAGCGGAAGCCATCAGTGATACGAACTGGTTCGGCGGCGGCAGCCCGGCTGTCGAGACGTGGGCGGTGATGACCGTGTACGAGGATCCGCCATACTGGAAGAAGTCGCCGACCTGGTAGGAGAGCCCCGCTGCCCACGCGCCGCGGTTCACGTTGCGCGTGGCATTATCGTCCGGCTTGGTGCCGTCGGGGTCGGTGATGTCCGGCCAAGCCACACTTGCAGTGAGCGGCTCGACCTTGCCTGCCGTGCTCAGGCCCTCGATCGACAGCGAGAGCGTGCAAATGGTCGTATCGACGGCAATCGAGAAGTCCTTGAAGAACCCGTAGACCGTGAGGGTCTCCATCCCTTCCTTGCCGATCCACAGCGACGGCTTCGCGCGCACGGCAGCAATGCGACCGGCCACCATGTCGATGGCGTCGCGGCGGATCTTCGCTGGCAGCGTCATGCGCTTGGCCCAGGCTCGCTCGACAATCTGGATCTCGCCGAACTCGTCGGCTTCCTTGCGGCTGAAATCCGTGATCCCGGCCTTGGCGTCTTCGGTCGTGGAGCCGAGGCCGACCAGCTTGCCAACCAGCAGGGTGCCGACTTCGACAGTGCCGGGACCGGCGATCGTCATCGAGACCTGCCCGACTGTCTCCGGCAGGTCGAGGAAGGTGACCGTGCCGCTCGCATTAGGGACCAAGGTCCGGTCGTAGCCCCCAGCCTGCACGCGCACGGTGGCGGCCTTCACATCGAGCAGCGCCGCGGCGTTGATCGTGCCCGGCGAAAGGGTCACGAGGATCTGCCCAGCGGCGGTCGTGGTCGAGCCGAGCGCCTGGTCGAACATCGCCCACCGGTTCGTGGGGCCGATGTCCTGCCATTTGCCCGACGTGCCGGCCGGATCGTTGCCCTTGTTGCCGATCGCGCCGCTTTCGTAGATCCGATGCGTCGCCGCTTTGATGACGCGGGCGCCGAGCGGATACGTGGTGTCAGCCGACCACTCTGGATAGTCGTTCTCCGGCACAGACGTAGCGACCAGCGCGCCGCCCGCGATGGTGGCAGGTTGGAGCAGCTGCAACGTGGAGGCATGGCCGAGCGGCGCGGGATCGCCGCCGGGATCCGTGAAAGCCTCGGTTGCCGTCAGGGCCTCAACTGTGAGGGTGCAGTAGGCCTTCGGCGGGACCGGGAGGTCAATCTCGAAGTCCTTGAAGAACCCCCGGAAGTCGAGCCAGTCCACCCCCTCATCAGCGATCCAGCGCGCGGGCTTGGCGCGGATTGCGGCAAGGCTCGCCTGGAGCGCGTCGGTCTGATCGAACGGCACAACCAGGCGCACGGACATCCGCCGGGCGAAGTCGCGCTCGACGACGGTCGTCACGCCATAGTCGTCGGTTTCCCGGCGGCTATAGTCGACAATGCCGATCGTCGGCGTGGCTTCGGTCTCGCCGAGGTCCAGCGTCTCGCCGCTGTCGAGAACTACCCTCACTTCGCAACTCCCGACACTACGATAGCCCGGCCGTCAGCTTCCGCGCTCACATCTTCCAGTACCCGCGCGGAGCGGTTGACGCCGCTGGCGATGGCCGCCTGACCGTTGTTCAGATCAGCGCGCAACTGAGCCATTTCCGCGCGGATAGCCCGCAGCTCGGAGACATTGTCGTTGCTGCCACTTGCCGAGGACGTGCCCGCCGTGGCGCTGGTGGCCGCATCGATGGCAGAGGCTGCCGTGGCCGAGGCGGAGGAAGTGGAGGAGCCTCCCGCATAGCCCTTCGTGGCGTCGATGACGCCTTCCAGGCTTGCCGCCGTCTCCGCCTTGATGCGCTCCAGCTCCTGTCTGCTCGTGGCAACGTTTCCGGCGACTTCGAGCAGCGACTGGCTTAGGTCTGCCAGCTTCGCCGCCGCCTCCTGATCCCCACCCCGCGCCGCGAGCACGGCGGCGTTGAACTGCCCCTGCAAGGTGGCGAAGCTGGCAGCATCGCTGCCGCCGGTGAGGCCACGAATGCGGTTCACTTCGTCCACCAGGCTATCGCTGACCGACTCCCACGCCTGGCGCAGCTGCTCGGCTGCCGTGGCCGCCGCTTCCTGTGCCTGGGTGAGCTTATCCTGCGCGGCGTTGGCATCCTCGATCGCATAGAGCTGCTGGAGCAAGGCGCGCTGCGCGTCGCTGGTGGCGTCCCGCAGTTCCTTGGCGCGCGCGATCGCCGTCGCGGTGGCTTCGTCCCCGGACGCCTCGGCGATGCGCGAACGGATGTCGTTGAGCGCGTCGGTCTCCTTGTTCATGGCCTCCTGGCGCTTGATCGACAGCAACTGTTCGAGCTGGGCGTATTCCGCCGCCGTGGCGCCCGCCTCGGCGAAGATGGTGCGCAGGTTGGCGAACTCCTTGTCGATCGTGTCGAGCTCGGCGCCGACCGGATCGAGGTACGTCTTCAGCTCGGTGAACACGTTCTCGAAGCTGAGCGCCTTGTTGATCTGGGCCGACAGATCGTCTCCGGCCTTGAGCAGGTTGTTCGTGGAGGCGCGGATGCCGTTGATCGCGCCGCGCTCGATCGCGAGCTTCATGGCGTAGGCCACGGCGGCCTCGGCGTCGTCGTTGAAGTCGACCGCGCCCTTCTTGACCTTCAGCGACGTGCCGCCCGCGTTGACGCGGTAGTCGCCGTGACGGACGCCGACGCTGATGTTCCCGAAGTTGCCGATGCTGCCGCCGAACTGCGCAGCGAGATCCGCCAGGCCGCCATAGATGCTGTTGCCAGCCGCCAGGGCCGCCTTCTGCGACGATCCGCTGTTTCCAGAGGTGCCGGACACGCCAGCCGCCGACAGATCGACCCGGCCCCACTTTACCTTCGTGAATGCGCTGCCGAGGGCGCTGCCGAGCACGCCGCCGAGCACAGAACCGAGCGGACCGGCGAACTGACCGAGCCCCTTCGACAGGCTCTCCAAGCCCTTAGACAGCGCCTTTTCCACGACCTTGCTGCCACCGAGCGCGCCACCAATGGCGGAACCGGCCTGCTCAGACGCGGACTGCTTCCCGAACAGCGCCGAGCTTGCGGCCATGCCTGTTGCCGCATTTTGCAGCACGGGAAGCACCGCCTTTACGAAGGCGCCGTCCTTTTTGAAGATCTTCGAGATCTCTTCCCCAATGGAAGAAGCAATCTTGTCACCTTGGGCGTTTCGGCCCGAGATGCTCACATTCAGCAGATCACCGATCGGACCGTCTACGGCGCGGGTGTTGCCGGTGAGGATGCCGAGGATTGCCCCCAGCCCGGATCCAACTTTACCAAGGTCGCCAAAGAGCCCGATCGTGTCACGCAACTGGTCATTGAAGCGCTCAATCGCTGCGGTTTGCCTTTCGATCTCGAAGCGCGCATCGGCCTGCTCCTTCGCAGCCTGTGCCTCCGCCATCTTCAGGTCCGCACTTTTGATCAAGCCAGCGTCGCGAAGGCGCCGAGCTTCTGTTTCCGCGCGGACCTGGATCGCAACCTTTTCCTGCTCCAGGGCGATCCGGGCCAGTTCGTCTTCCAGCGCATCTCCGGACAGGCCGCGCAGCGCCTTGAGCCGGGCGGCGCCAAGGCCCGCGGTCAGCTTGGTCTCGGTGCGCATATCCTCGATCGAGCGGCTGAGCTGCGCAGACTGGATTTCGTCCTCGGTCTCCTTGCGGGCCTTCTTGTTGGCGAGTTGGGCTGCGGTGAGCTTCGCCAGCGCATCCTTTGCCTTGTCATAGCCACGAGCATCGCCATTCATCGACGCGACAGTCATGGCGGTCATAAGCTTCTGCTGTTCAGCCATGTCGGCCAGCGCCTCGGATGCCTTATCGGCATCGAGGGCCCCGCTGCGGATCGCCTGATTGACGAACTCCTGCGCGCGGGTCTGATCATTCATCGCCGCGACCTGCTCGGCGGACTCGTTGACCTGTTCCGCCACATACTTGCGGAGCTCGAGCGAGGCGTAGGCTTGGACGTCCGCCTGCTTCTTGATGCCCTTAGCGGTCGCCTCCGCCTCGACACGAGCACGGACACCAGCAGCCGTGCTCACACCATAGGCATCGGCGGAGCGATAAAGCCCGTCGATAAGTGCCTCGGTGGCCTCAAGCTCACGCGCCAGGGATTCACCGCTGCGGTCCACCTTCGGCGTGCGCTCGGCTTTCAGAGCCGCAGCCTGCTTTTCTAGATCGGCCTGCTTGTTTGCAGCGGCCCGATCGCGCACAGACTTTGCAAGGTCCTTGAGGTACTGATTGGCTTCCTTCTGAGCCCCGGTATACGCGCCTGCCGCCGCATCCCAGGCGCCACCCAGCCCCTTGCCATCCTTCACCGCAACCACCGCCGCCCATACCGCTTTGAAGGTGCCCACGGTGTTGGCGTAGATGTTCGCCATGGCGCTGCGGCCGACATCCGTCATCCAGTCGAGAGCGTCGTCCCAAGCCTTGCCCATTCCGTCAAAGCTGATGCCTGCCTGCTCAGCGAGCACCTGGAACGTCGCTTTGATCACGTCGCCGCTGGTAATCGAGGTATTCTCAAGCTTCTTGATCTCGGCGCGGGTAAGTCCGAGGCCATCGATCATCTTTTTGGTGTCGATGCCCTTCGAGATGGTGCGATTGAACAGCGCGAAGCCAGCCGTGCCTACCGCCAGTGCCGCAGCAACCGGCACGACCGCCCTTCCGAGCGTGCCGAGGGTGGTGCGCATTGAGGCTCCAGCGGCGTTCGTAGCCGCTGCCGAGTTCGCCTGGGCAGTCGTCAAAGCGCCCTGCGCCGTCGCAGACTCGGCGGCGGCAGCAGCCGAGCGCAATTCAGCAGCTGCAAGGCGGGTATGAGCCGCCGCCGCTTCACCGGCCGTAGTGGCGTTGGCGACTTGCACGCGGGCCAGCGCGACTTCCGCTTCGGCAGTCGCCGCGTTAGCCAAGGCCCGCTCAGCAAGGGATGCAACTACGGCCTCGTGGGCCGCAGCTTGCCGTGCGGCGGCGATCAATGCTTCGTCGCCTGACACCTTGATGATGCCCGCGGCAGCGAGCGCCTGCGCAGCGAACGCCTTGAACCCGAGACCCGACTGCTGGATGATGCCGTATATCTGCGAACCCTGCTGAGCCAGCGCCGTGAAGGCGAGTTTCAGAGGAGCGCTGCTCTGCGCTGCGCCGAGCATCTGGATACCGAGATCCTGCATCTGGAAGCTCAGGTTGAGCATATGGTGCCCAGCAACCTGGCCGCTGGCACCGAGCTGGCCGAAGCCGTCGCTGCCGAGGAGATTTACGCGCGTCTGCAGATTGTGAATGATCGTCGCATACTCGTCAGCTGCAAGTCGGCCTTCACGGAAAGCCCTCTCGGCCAGTTCCATCTGCGCATTCAGCTGGGCTTGTGCGGCGCCGGCGGGGTTCGCCTGCTTCCGCAGATCCTCGATCGACCTCGCGTATTCTGCCTCGGCCTGATCTGCTGCGCGCGCGGCCTGCTCGGCCTCCTTGATAGCAGTGGTTCTACCCTTCAGCGCTGCGATGGTTTCCAACGAAGCCTGACGCTCGCGGCTGATCGCCTGCGCCATCTCCTCCGCCGATATGGCGCCAACAGAGTGGGCGTTGCGGATGTCCTCAACCGATGAACGGTATCTCTGGATCACGGCAAAGAGCGGGTTATACTGTGCGCGGAGCCGATCGAGCTCCTTGCCATACGCAGCGAAATCATCCGCCGATCGTCGCATCCCTCCTGTGACGCCGGTAACCGCGTTGACCCTGGTCACCACGTCGGACGAGGTCTGCGCGATCTTACGGAGGTACTCGTTGGCGCGCTGGGCTTCCTGCGAAAATTGCTTCATGCCCGCGCCGGCGCCGCGGCCCACGCTGGCAAGGTTGTCGTTCGCCGCCTTCGCGTTCCGGGCGATGTCGCCGCTGGCGTCACGGACTGCCCGCTTGACCTTGTCCATGTCAGCCTGAAGCCGAGCGACTTCGGCCACGATCTCGATCGAGAGCCGGCCTGCTGGGATGCCACCTGCCATATGCCGACCTCCAAAGAAAAAGGCGGCCCCTCGCGAGACCGCCTTGTGAGAATGATTGGTGCGTTACTGTTTAGGGCACGGGATCTCTGCCCTGGGCCGTCAAAGACAGCTGGATAGGCTGTCCCGCCCTCTCGACCTCGACGGGAATGGTGTCGCCGACCTTGAAGCGGGAGAACATATGACGCAGGTCATCCTGGTCATACACTCTGCCCTTGCCGACCTTGAGAATTCGATCACCCAGCAACAAGCCCGATTGCGGCGCAGTGCCTGGCTTGGATAGTTCCGTAATGACAAAGGCAGGATTCTTCCCGCTCCTGTCAATGTAACCACGGGCGCCAATGTCTATCCCCTTAAAGGTCGTCCCTGAAGGGTACTCCCCGCCGAGGTTCACGAGGACTTTCTGTAGAAAGTCAGACCCAGAGGCAGAAAACGACGTTTGCTGGCCGAAAACATTCGATCTCGTCGTTTGAGACGTCGCCTGCACCCTGACCCTATCGGCAAGCGGCACGATGTTGAACCGCACCAAACCCTTGTACGTGGCGCCGCGTGGGCCGAACATTGCAAGCGAGGTGTCTGCGGCGCCTTCACATAGAACCTGGTTCGAAGACTGTTCTAGAACAGGCCATTCGAGGTCCATGCACATACTGGCGATACGTGCAGGTAAATCGGCTGCGTCGGGTCCCCTGAAAATCGCCTCGGAAGCCGTCGAAGCGAGGCGAGGCGTCACCGTTTCGAACGATAACGGGTGAGCGCCCGCCAACGGTATCGAAATAAAGCTCGCAGCAACTAGCGCCGCAATTTGGTAGTTTCTCATCCGAGATAGCTATCTCAGACTCTCCGCCCCCTCAAGCTTTCCATCATAGACTTGAGCTGAGCTTCGACACGGGTCCTTGCAGCCTCCGGATCAGCCTTGCTCATTGGTTCGATGCAGGCCGGGCTTCGCGCGTCTTCACGCTGGCTGACGAACACGCGGGAAAGCCTGCGCAAGGTCCGCGCTTCCCAGGGCGAAAGGTCCACTCCGATCAAGCGGGACCACTCGGCCATTTCTGAGAAGCTGATCGCAGCGGCGCTTTCTCCAGCAGGGGCGGCCGGCCCGATCTCGAGCAGCCAGTCGGTGAGATAGGGAGCCGGATTGATCGGCAGCTTCGGCTCCCTGCCCTCCGCCTTCATCGCTTCCGCTCGAGTCACCGGCTCTGGTGGTTTTCCAGAGCCGGTGTGTTCCCGTTTCGGGGCAGTGTTCAGCCAGGCGAGTTGGCGGACCCAGAGTTCGAGAGCGACTGCGACGCCTTCATAAAATTTTCCCAGCTGCTGACGTCGGTTTCCATGTGGTCACGGATGAAGCCGAGCAACGGATCGGAGTAGACGGCACGGACGTTTTCGCGTTCGTCCTGGATATTGTTGCCGTGCTCGTCCTCGCAGTCGAGCCCGTTGAAACGCTTGGTGATCGCGCAGAGGAACTCGACGGTATCCTCTTCCTTGAAGTCCAGTGCCGCCTCGAATTTGCCGTTCGCTTCGCGCGACCGCTTGACGGCCTTGCGCTGTTTCGTGGCGTTGGCGGCCTGCCAGACCTTGGTGCCGGGGCCGAAAACGGTGGCGGTGATCGGGGCGCCGGTGTCGGGATCGCGGAGCGGGGAACCGTCGGCATTCTTGACGGGAAGGTCGGAAACGTCCGCAACGCGGAGGCTGGCAGCTTTGAGAGCCATGGGATTTACCTTTCAGGGAGGGTGCCGGTCGGATGCCCTGACAACCGACCGGCATGAAAAACCCCGCAGAAGCGGGGCCGAGCTCAGGGGCGTGTGCGGAAGATCAGTCTTCCGGCGTGTAGATCACCAGGCCGTCTTCATCGTCCGAGACGATGGAGTATTCGAGGGTGATCTGTCGGGTGGCGATGGTGTTGGCATCGCCGTAGTTGCGGGGGCCGCCCATCACGAGCGCGCGCCCGGCGATCACGCCGAGCTTCGGGTGCGAGATGATGACGGTGTAGAAGTCATCGTCCTCGGTCGCGGTATCGACCAGCGCCTGGCCCGCATCGTTCGGATCGATACCGACGGTAATGGTCTGCGTACCGAGGGTGTAGCCGCCCTTTGCCTTGCTGTCGCCGCGACTGGCGATGTTGCGCCAGTTGACGATGTCATAGGCGCGACTGGGGATGTCGCCCAGGTCGCTGACTTCGCCGATCTTGGTGGCAGCCGCCAGAAGGGCTTCGACACCGGCCTTGTCGTAGGTCGCCGCAGCGGTTTTGGTGAGGGCCAGAGTCGTCCCGGCCGAAGTGAAGACGGTCATCTAATTTCTCCAGAGGAATGCCCCTAAGCCGGGGCGGGCTATCGCCGGGGACGGCAATCTCGTGTCAGTCGGCGGCGCCGCTCGACTTGGTGTCATCGGCCTTGCCCGACGTGACCTTCTTCGCCGCCGGGGCGCGCGAGAACCGCTTGGTCGGCTTGAGATCTTCGAACTGCTTGGCGGGCATGGGCACCGTATCGCCCTTCTCATAGGTCTTGCCGTTCAGGGTCGTGCGGCGGGTGGCGATGGTATCGATCATCAGCGTGGCTCCGAGTAGGTGACGAGAAAATCTTGCGTGCGGCACCAGATCGAGGCGTCCTCGATCATGAAGTCCGGGCCAGCCGAATCCGTGTGGATGGTCACTGCGTCGATGCCGTCGACCTCGATATCCAGCAGATCGGCAGCCGCATGGCGCACGGCGCGCATGACTGCGCTCCTCTCGGGATGATCGTTGGCCAGGACGGTCACCTGCACCCGCTCGCGAACGTGCCGGCGCTCACCGGGGGCGGGCAGGTTGCGATCGTTCTTGCTCACGCTCTCCAGCGCGATCCACGGCAAATCGAAACCGAGCGAGCTGGGGCCGGGGGAAATCCTGTCTGCGGGCACCATTTCGATCACGGCAGCGTCGGAGAGCAACGCCTTCACCATTGCTGCAACGCCGTCCATCAGGCCGCCTCATCGATCGAAGCCACGAAGCCCGTCTTGCCTTCGATGAAGGAGCGGACTTTCGTTGCGAATGCCTGGATTGCCTCGTCCGCCTTCGCGTCGAGCGCCGGGCGCATGAAAGGGTGAGCCGCAAAGCCGGGGTGGTTGATTATCCCGGAGATGAAGCGATCGCCGATCTTGATCGGCTTCGTGGAGATCTTGCCTTTTCCCTCAGCCGCCTTGCGAACGGCGACACGGCCTTCACCGGCGCCGGTCCGGGCGATCAAGTGCGCCTGCACGCCCCATTCGAAGAACGACCCGAGGAAAGCGTGCTCGCCGACGAGGCGGATGCTGACCGAGAACGTGCCGTCATGATTCTGGCGAGGCGAACCTGTCTTGATGGCCTTCGCCATCTTGCCGCTCTTCTTCGGCGCTCGTGCGCGAGCTTCATCGCGGATCGGCGCCGCGGCTGCGGTGAGGCCTTGTCGGATTCCCTGCTTCTGCATCCGCTTAGGCAAGGCCGAAAGGAAAGCGTCGAGGTCGGAGAGGCCCTTGACCGGGAAATTGCGGCTCATGGCTTTTCGCCTCGCGTCGAGAGTTCCTGCGCGATGAGCTCGAGGCCGTCTCGGCGGCCAATTTCGGCCGGCCCGGAGACGATCTCCAGGGTACGGCCTCGGTAGATCACGCGCATGTCTGGGGTAATGTCCTCACGATAACGCATGCGGATGCGCGCCGGGCGCTGCTGGAGCGAGGCGCTCTCGTCCACGCTTTCCGCCCGGCTCGGCAGCACGTCGCGGACCTCTGCCCAGACCTTCGCATGCGGCTCCCAAGTCGTTTTCGAGGTGTTGTAGGTAGGATCGCGGGTCGTAACCGGACGCTCGAACTGGATGCGGCGGTTGAGAGGCCCTTTCTTCACAGCGTGTGCCTCTTGAGCTTCTCACACAGGCGCCCAGCTGCTGTTTCCGCATCGGCCAAGGTGCTGCCGCCTTCGCGGTCAGCGTCATAGGCGCCGATCAGCAGGAGCATGGCCCTGCGCAAGACGCGGGGGACAGCCGCAGGGTCCTCGTATCCGGCGCGAACCGAGACAGTGCAGAGATCGGAGTTGCGGAAAGGCCAGGAGGTACCGGTGGCAGGCAGCACTCGGGCGGGGCGGCGGGTGATGTCGAGGCGGGCGCCGCTGACCGTGATGGGAAGGCCGTCACTGCCAGCATAAGAAACCTCCGGGACGGCGGCAGCCGCGACGGGCCAGGCCCGAAGGGTGAGGACGCGACCGGCACGGACCTGCTCGGTGACTTCGCGCGCCTCAAGGATTTGTCCGGTGCGGCGCTCGACCCAGTCGGCGGCGTCGCTGATGAAGCCGAGGATCTCGTCGTCCTGCTCGTCGCCGTCGACGCGAAGCTGCGCCTTGGCCTCGTCCAGCGAAACGGGAAGTGCCATGGTGAAGCTCCGAAAATGCGGGCCGGTTATGCACCGGCCCGCTGCGCTGATGCCTTAAGCGCCCTTACTGGCGAGGTTCTTCTCGACAGCCTTGTGGCTCTCGATCGTGGGATCGTTGAAATCGATCCGGTTCTGCTCGTCCGTGGTTCCCGCACGCGGGTCGTCGTCGACGGCCGGGTGGGACATATCGACGTCGGGGACGATCTGCTGCGGAGCGCCGGAAGTATCGATTTCCGTTGCGGGCGGGATGTTGGCGGCCTTGGTGGCGGTGTCTGCCGCCTCGGGCTTCGGCTTGGTGGTCATCGGGATCTCCTGGGGTTGACCGAAACGGCGCGCGCAGCGTCGCTTCGATCAACCGGGGCGGCGTGAACCGCCCCGGAAGCTCTCAACCTGCGCCGATGATCATCGCCTTCATGGCGTCCGGGTTCTGGACACCGCCGCCGACGCGCTTCGTGGTGTAGAAGCTGACGAACGGCTTGTTGGTGTAGGGGTCGCGCAGCATCATCGTGCCGCGGCGATCGATGATGAGGTACGTTCGTTCCATGTCGCCGAAGAGCAGCGACACGTTACCGGCCGCGACGATGGGCATGTCGGGCATGTCGATCAGCGAGTATCCACCCAAGGTGGAGGGCTGACCTGCCACGAAGGTCGGCTGCCAGAGGTAATTGCCGTTGCCGTCCTTCAGTTTACGGATCGCGCCGAGCGACGAGCGGTTCGCGAAGAACTTGGCATTGGCAGCGTACGCAGCCGGCAGCTTGTACATGAGGTCGATGATCGGGTCGGAGGTGAACCCGTTCGCGGCGCCGGACGCCACCGCCTCGATCGCACCCCAGGGGTGGGTGTCGGCGAAGGTGCCTCCCTCGACGAAGTTGAGCAGGCCGCGCGGCTTGTTCACGCCGTCGCCGGACCAGAAGGCGATCGATTCCTGGCGCTCGAACTCGGTGTCGACCTCGCCCGCGAGCCATTCCTCAATGTCGATCTCGCTGTCTTCAAGCAGCGTCTGGGACGCGGCGGGGTTGGCGTAGATCTCGCCGTGGCCGAAGGTCAGCGCGGTGAACTGCGGCGTGCTGGTAGCGGGGCGCGACGCGGTTTCACCCACCCAGCCACTGCCAACGGCACGGTCGGTGAACAGCTTGGTGAAGCCAGCGCGGGAAGTGACCTGCACCTTGGCGTTCTGACGGAACGGCGAGATCAGCTTCAGGCGCCCCTCGATGGTGCGATCCCATTCGATGGGAGTGGTTAGGCCGCCATCGGCTGCGCTGCCCTCCGTCATGGCTGCGCGGGGCTGACCAGGGCGGTGCATCGCCTTCAGCTCGTTCTCGGTCGACCCGTCCCGGGCCCAAGCAACGAACTTTTCGGTGTAGGCCGCATCGACAGGCTGGGCGCGCTGGGCGCCGTTCAGAGCAGCGGCTGCGATCTTGGCGTTGATCGCGTTCAGGGCCGTCTCCATGTCGGTGACGGTTTCGCTGATCTTCTCGAACTGCTGGACGTCGAGAGGGTCGACCTTCGCTTCCAGCTTGTCGAGGCGGCTGTCGTTCACCTCGCGCATTTCCTTCACCGCGGCGTTGATCTGGGCGATCAGCGCCTTGGGATCGGAACCGTCGGCACGAATGCTGGCGGTTGCCAAGGCGCGGGGGATAACGACATCGCCGGCAGCGGCGAGATCACCCAGCGTCGGGGCAACGAGGGGATTGGCGGGCTTTTCCGGTGCGGCGAGCACGCGGAGCGGATAGGCAAGCAGAGTCGCCACCGCCGCGAGGGCGGTTCGGTTCATGAACTTCATTTTGGTAGTCTCCTAGCGGAACGCGTCGAGAAGCCCTGCGAGCGGCAGGGCGAGTTCTGTGTCGGCAGCGCCCGGCGTGTCGACGTCATCGTGGGCAGCGCCTGGCGTACCCTTGATCTTGTTGATGCGGGCGCGCGCATCGGAGCGCGTGTGACCCGCAGCGACGAGCGTCAGCTCCATCGCGCGAAGTTCGTTGGTGGCAAGGTCGGCAGCCTTGGCCGCTTCGTCGACGGTGACCTGGTCTGCCGCGAGCAGCGCCTGCGCGAAGCCGCGATCAATGGCCACCGATCCGGACATCCAAGTCTCCGCGTCCATCCACTTCACCACCTCGGCAACGTCCGAGCCGGTCCGCGCCGCGTAGGTTTCGGCCATGGCCCGGTCGAAGGGCTCAAGAAAGGCTGCGACCTCGATCATGTCGTGGCGATTCCCGACGGCGCCGACCCAGCAGTTGTGGATCATCAGGAAGCTGGCCGCGCCGATCTCGATAGTGTCGCCCGCCATGGCGATGACCGATGCGGCGGAGGCAGCCATGCCCATAACCTTGATGGTGACGTTCTGGGGGTGCTCGCGCAGGACGTTGAAGATCGCGATCCCTTCGAACATGTCGCCGCCGCCCGAGTTGATATGCACCTCGATGTCCCGATCGCCGATGGCGCGGAGCTGCGAAGTCACGGATTTGGCGGTGATCTCAGTCCCAGCCCAATAGTCGTGGCCGATGTCGCCGAACATCGTGATGACGTTGTCGCCACGCGCCACGGCCCGCACACCGGCGCCGACTTCGTTCCAGCGGTCGAGGACATTCGGCTTCGACAGGGCATAGACCTCGCGGGTGGCGGGCATCGGCAGCGCGGAAGGGCGCTCCCGGCCCATGACCTTACCGGCAACGCCGCGCGGGCGGGGCGGGGCGGCGGTAACCGGCGCCGGCTTGCCGGGTAGCGGGCGGTCATTGAGGGTTCGAACGGCGGCCGGTTTCCCCAGCGCCTGCGGCTTATCGGTCATCAACAGGCTCCTTCGTGGGGGTAGCGGCGGCGGCAGATGGCTGCGGGATTGCGTCCGGCCCGGTTTCGTCGCCCGTCTTCGGGTTCAGGTCGAAGGCGCTGCGGACCTCATTCACCGATCGGTACGCTTGGTTCGGGCCAAGGGCGGCCTTGAAGAACTCGGCCTGGTCCTTGAGCGAGCCGCGGAGCAAGGCTCCCTCGTTGAACTTGACGTAGAGCTCGTCGGCGTCCTGTTCCGCCTGGGTGAAGCACGAACGCTCGATCGCCTGTTCCCACGCGACGAACCACTTCATCAGGCAGTAGGTCACGAAGAACAGGCCCAGCTGCTCAATGCCGGTGCCCCAAGCGGTCTCGTCCATCATGAGCAACGGGCGGGGGACGTCCATGAATCGCGCGATGTCTTCAACGGTCCGCTTGCGCAGCTCGTCGTACTGAGCGTCGCGGGCGCTGGTGATGAAGGGCTTCGCCTTCAAACCGCCCTCGAGCACCAGCCACTCGCCCGCGTTCTCGCCATCGATGGAGCGCTCCCGCATGCTCTGCTTCAGGTTCTCGATCGCCTCTTCGCCGAGGTCGTTCTCGGATTCGAGTGCCCCGCCAGCCATCACCCCGCCCTTGAGCATCTTGCCCGCAGCGCGTTCGGCCTGTGCGGCGGTGCCGAGCGTCTCGCGCGCGATGTCCTTCATGCTCAGGCCCGTCAGGCCATCTCGCGTCATGGGGTGGCGGAAGTGGAAGACCTGGTTGGCTTTCAAGATCACGGTACCGCCGGTCGGGCGCCGGTATTCGAAAGTCAGGACCCAGTCGTCGGGTAGCTTCGGCTTGCATGCGCCGCGCGCCAGCGGGATGATCTGGGCGGCCCGGCCCCGATAGTCCGGGACGATCAGGCCGTAGGCATTCCCGTCGCGCAGCGCGAGCTGCTGCATATAGCTCTTGAATTCAAAGGCCGTTTGGAAGGTGTTGGGCCGTTTCTTCAGCAGCCGATAAAGCGGGTGATCGGTCGCCTTCTCGATTTTCTCGCGGCCCTGGCTATCGACCGTTCGGCGCATCAGGAACGTCGGCAACATCCCGATTGCACTGGAGATCAGGTTCTCGCCTCGGAAATACGTGCTGTTCCGCAGCGCAGTCATTTCCGTGACGGTCATTCCAGCCGCGACCGCTCCACCTCCCCGCATAAACTCGGCCAGGAGCGGGCTATCCATCTCCATCGACTGCCATGCCTCAATCGGCCCGGTTCGATCTATCATGGCGAGGCCGCCATTGTGCCCGATGTGCGCGGGCGGTGCGACCTGCACCCCCGCCTCGCTGGACCGGCGGTAGCCCGATTGGCGACGATAATCGTCCGGCGATGCCATGCACCCTCCTGTCAGACGCGGATGATGCCTCGCGAGGCGTAAACCGACTTTTTCTTGGGTTTCGCGGTGGCGGTGGCTGCTCCGACAGCCATGGCGATGGTCACCATCCCGTCGATCCGCCCACGCGACTTCTTCTTGTTGAACATGCGGTTGCCGATGCCATCGGCCTCGATGAAAGCGTTCGCTGCGCAGCTGTACGTCACGGGTGAGGAATCGATGACGAGCTTGCCGTCGAGGATATGGTCCTCGGTCCGAGTGATCGAATGAGGCATGCAGAGCTGCCGCTCCTCGAACATGATCCGCTGACCCTGGGCATGCTTGACGATCTTGAGGCCCCGACCTTCGGGCTTTCCGGGGCCTTCCCAGAGCCACCAGTCTAGGCCAACCTGATCGCAGGCGTCGGTGAATGAGGTCAGAAAAGCCGGGTCTACGACCAAGGCCTCTACTTCGTGATCTGCCACCAGTTCCTTTACCTGCTGGGCGACATAGGTGTGATCGATCGTCGCGCCGGGCGTGGCGGTCAGGTACTTGTCCTCGACCCAATCGACATATGGCGCTTTATCGCGGTCCGCTCGCTCTTCCAGGCCCTCTTTCGTGGTCCAGTACCAAGACTTCACCGCTATCAGCTCGTCGGGAAGCTCCCATGCTTGCGATAGAGCGGTAAGGTCGTTCTTCTGCGAGAGATCGAGCGACAGCCAGGACTTGCGCCCTCGCATCGCGCGGGCATCGACCACCCCTTGTACTGCGGTCCACTTGTCTTCGCTGATCCAGAAGTCCGCTGCAGCACTGTCGATACCGAAATAGAGGCGCTTCACGCTGGACTTCGTCGACGGCCGCAGTTTCGCCGAGTTCACCGTCTCGCGAATGTTCTCGATCGGGAAGGTTTCACCAAGGGCCGGGAGTGACTTCTGCCAGGCCCTCTCGTCGTCCAGGACAGTGTCGCGATCGGTCTTATCGATGCGCGCTATGAACGCGAATGCGGTGTCGTCCCTCGCCTCACCTTTGACGATCTGCTGATAGGTGTCGGAATAGGATGTGCCGACATGCTGGGACGAACGCGCTGGCGTGTTCGTACCCATCAACATCAGGGCGTTGCCGGCGACCTTGTCGATTGCCGCCTTCCACGTCAGCAGTGCGGATTCGGACTTCAGTTCGTGGATCTCGTCGCCGGCGACATAGGACGGCCGCGGGCCCGACTGACTTTCGCCGCTGGCAATCGGCATGAAGAACGAACCGCTATCGGGATGCTCGATTTTCCAGGCGTTCTCGAGTTCACCTCGGATTAGTACCTCGCCTAGACCTTCCAGGCTCTCGCCTTCATCGCCGCCCGGAATGTCGGCACGGCACATCGCGACGGCGTCGCGGAAAAGGACGTTGGCGGTGGCCTTGTCTTCTCCGATTGCATAGCACTGCGCGCGCGGAATATCGCACCAGCCCATGATGTAGACGCCGATGGCGCCCATCAGCGGGGACTTTGCTTGCCCCTTCCCCGTCTCCAGCCAGCCGGTTCGGAAGCGCCAGCGGTTGGTCGCCGTTCGCCAGCCAAACAGACTTCCGCCGACAAAGGTGTGATACTCCAACGGGTAAAATGGCTCGCCGGCGGCTGGCCCGTCCGTCACCTGGAAAACCGACGGGAGGAAATTCAGGAAGTGAGCGGCCGCATCAGGCCGCCAGAAGATGCCGCGGCGCTCGCCGTCACGAATATCGCGCAGGTGGCGCTCGGCGGCGTGCCGGACGAGCTCGCCGCAGGTGAACAGCTTTCCTTCGACTGCCGCCTTTGCCCATGCCGTCGTCGGATCTGGGTCCGACAGGAAGCGGTTAGCCACGGTTCTTCAGGTATCCGCCGCCGGTCTGCCGGCGAGCCTTCCGTTCTACCTTGGCGCCTGCGCCGCGATCACGCGGACTGATGCAGAGCGACTTCTCGAGCGCGGCAGCCTGGCTGTCGGCGTTGCTCATGGTAGTCCACCAGGGGTTATACGTCGGCACCCCGGTTTTCTTTGCCTTTATCACCGGTCCCGACTTCAGAACCTCGCGGGCGCTGATGTCGTAGGTGATGTAGGCAACCACCAGCCGCTTGATCGAATGCTCGTTCGCGACCGCGAGCTTCTCGGCGGACCGCAACTCGCTGATGATGCCTTTCCAGTAAGCCGAAGCGGCTTCGCGATCTGCGGCACGGCCGAAGATGCTCCGCCAGTTCGGCTCAGGCGGGATGCCATCGCCGCCATCAAGCTCGACGACGTTGGTCATTGATGCCTCGCTGAGGGAAATGGCTGAAACCCTCCCCCCTCAAAAATTGGTCTCGGCGCACATGAAGGTCCAGTAGCGGTCTAGGCCTAGGTCGGCTCAGACTTTCGGAAGGGGGGTAGGTGCGCTACGTTTGCCCTCGACAGAGGAGACCTAAATGGACGTCAAGACGGCTGAAACTATCCAAGCTCTGGTTCGGATGATCGATAATGTGAATGAACGAAACTCCCTTGGCCGTCTTGCACTAGATGGCGCCCTTGTTCTGTTATGCTCCGCGCGACGGCAGGGGCATCTGAACGAGCAAGAGATCAAGCATATGGAAACCGTTTTCGCAGATTTGTCGGCGGATCCGGCCGTTGCAAATTATGAAAAGGTGCGACGTCAGCTGGAAGCAGCAAAGGCGATGTGGGATCACGCGCGACCGGTTTAGACTGATCCTACGAATCCCTATTCCAAGGATGGGCGGGATCTAGTGGGCGGCCGGCGATGTCGCTTCCGTGGACGATACCTGTGCGTTCCTCCCTCTGGATCTCGCCGTCATGACAAGGTTTGCAGACTGCTTCCCAATTCTTGCGATCCCAAAACAGCTTACTATCGCCTCTGTGAGGGACGCGGTGATTAACAACGGTAGATGGGACCTCCCGGCCTCGAGCTGAGCATCGGCAGCATGTGGGATTGGCAGCGAGGAAGGAGAGCCGGGCCTTCTGCCACTTCCCTCCGTAGCCGCGCTCTGCGGCCGTGCGCTTGTCGTGACGCCAGCTCGGCTGGTCCATAGTCGCGCCTTTGAATGGAGCGGCCAGCCGGGATCGAACCGGCATCATCAGCTTGGAAGGCTGAGGCCTTACCGTTAGACGATGGCCGCCTGGAGGTTTACGCCCGATCTGGCGAAAATTGCTTCGATATCGAAACGGGTGGTGCCGCCATAAGGATTCGAACCTTGGACCGTCCGCTTACAAAGCGGCTGCTCTACCACTGGAGCTACGGCGGCATTGATGACGAAACAGTTAGGCGCGCGATCAATTCACTTTGCCGACGCATGTTTGAAACTGCTGGCTCGCTCCATAACCTCCCGCTCATCGAGGTTCGGGAGCCGGCTATGAAACCTTCTATCGAGCGCCTGCTATGCCGGGCACGAAAGGAAGCACGCAAAGCGCAGGAAGCGCTCAGGCGCAGACGTTCAATCGCTGCCGTCTATGCCCATCGCGAAAGAGCCGTGGCCTACCACGCAAAAGCCCTGCTGCTGAGCGAGGCTCAATTCTGAACGACAAAGCCCGCTCACCTTTCGGCTGCGGGCGCATCGAAATCCAACCGTATCTACTTGCCCTGTTTCCGTGCCCAGCACAAGTCTTATCTAGATGTAACTCCCTGTAACATTCTTATTGACGAAGATGTTACGGAGAGTTACATTGATGCTCATGAAGCCGATCCAGTACGCCCGCTCAGCCCTCAAGACGCTCCGCTCGATGCCTGCAAATACGTCGGCGCGGATCGTGTCGAAGGTCGAGGCTTACGCCGCAGACCCGGCTTCGCAGGCGAACAACGTCAAGGCCCTCAAGGGCAGCGACGACATCCGCCTTCGGGTCGGAGACTGGCGGGTCATCATGAACGATGGCGTAGTTCTGACGGTGACGAAGATTGGCTCTCGCGGCAGCATCTACGAATGATGGAGGTTCACATGGGTGAGATGGTTACGATACCGATCGAAGAGTACCAGGCGCTTCAGGAGGCGGCAGAAGACCTGGCGGACATCCGCGCCTCAGAGCGCGTGAAGGCTGCCGTCGAGCGTGGCGATGATGAATACGTTCCAGCCGAACTGGTCAACCGCATCCTCGCTGGCGAAAGCCCGCTGCGGGTCTGGCGTGAGTATCGCGGGCTGACCCAACTCGCGCTTTCGGAGGCGGCTGGTGTAAGCCGTGCTCAGATCGCGCAGATCGAAGGCACCAAACAGGTTGGCTCAGTCCAAACCCTTCGTAAGTTGGCGGATGCGCTCACGATCGCGATCGACGATCTCGTTTAATCGCGGCCAAACCCAAGAAAAACTACCGGATGCTTTGAAATTTTCAGCCCTAATCTTCTTTCATCATTTTATACCATATGTGCGAACAATAAGAGCATAGTCCTTCATCAAGTCCCTCGTAGTAGTCTTGAACACTAATCCCGGCCTCGCACCTTCTGCACTCGCGCACATAATCTAGAGGTTCATTGCAATAGCCGCAGCCATTTTCACTTTCAACAAGCGTGGAGTGACCACAAGCCCGGCAATCGTAGATCGGTCCAGGTTCGGACACATCTTTGTGCCGAAGGTAAGCTTCAGCTCCATAAACGGCTTCGAGCACCTGTTCGATCACGTCCACCATTTCAACGTCCGACCCACAGGTCTTGCAGCGCAATTCCGCAATTGCCTGAGTATCGTTTTCTCCATCGATCTGTTCGACCAGCTCGGACTGACAGGCCGTGCACTTGACGAACTCCGGAGAGATTGAAGGTGAATACCACCGGATCTTAGCGAGTGTGGCGCGGGCTTCTCTAAGCTCTTGATCGTAGAGTTCTTTGGTATCTAGCATGGTGGTCCACGCTTCTCCCAGCAAGGCAATGGGATCTTCTTCCATCTGTCGGAACAAGGAGGCGGCGACGGGAAAGCCTTTACTTATTGCCGCGCGGATCGCTGTAGACGGCTCAGATGTATAATGATGCTCCATATCATTGCGGATTTCGTTAAGCGCCTTGAGCGCCTTGCCGTCCAGTGCCACCCCGAAATCCTGGGCCCGTTCACCAATCGCCCGGAAGTCGATGGTCGTATGCCCAACTTGGGACATCTCGACCCCTCCAGACCCGTCCGGCACTGGCTTAAACTTCGCTCCGATTACATGTTGCGGATCAGCGTTTGGCGCAGATCGAATGAGCGCCTCTTTCGCGAGGAGCAGCACTCCGGCGTAGAAGTTACGAACAGCCGAAATGTCGCGATCATGGTCTTGTTGCCGAAAGTCTTCGACCCCCATTCGAATTGAAGCAACAGCGTTTTCGAACAAAGAGGGCATCGAGTTCACCTGTAGAACAGAGCGGCATGTGACCGAAAGTCGGCCGTTCCTCAGCCGCTTTCAGGGATCGCGATGCCGCCGATTTGGACGCTTGGCAAGCAGCGGCTCCACTGCCTCCATCAGAAGGCCGAGCCCGGTGAAGAACTCGTTCCTGATGATCTGCCGGTGAGTGCCAGACTTCGGGACCAGCTTGACGATCGACCGCGGCTTGCGCTTGCCCTTGCCGACTTCGATCCAATCCTGCTCACGGCTGCCGAACCGCTTCATCGCTGCCTCTGAGAACGTCAGGTCCATAAGCGCCACGTCACGCAGCGTGTGCACCAAGGCCCCAAGCTGGCACTCGATGCCGCGCAACGTGCTGGCGCCGAACGCGCGCGCCTCGATGGCAGAGATCGCCCCGTGCGAGCCAGCCGCGCCGCGCGGGCGCACGTCCAAGGCGCATTTCGTCTCCGACATCTCGCTGGCATCGAACGCGGCGCGGTAGCAGCGCAGCGCCTTGAGCTGCTCGGTGCCGATGCCTTCCATGGTTTCGAAGCGCGGCTGCTTCCGGAAGGCCTTGCCGATCGTTACGCGACCTTTCGCCTTCACGTCGACGATGTCCTGTTCGACATAGACCGCGTGCTCGCGCTGCTCGGGGGTGGGCGCGAAGGGATCTGCCTTCACGGGCTTGGGAGATGCGGGGCGGCTGGCGCGGCGCTTCGTCTGCGCCGCTAGGGCGGCAATGGTCTCGGACTTAGGCATTCGTGGTATCCAGTTCTCGGGCGAGCCGACAAAGGCGGTTCTCGATCTCATCCCGGTTTTCGAAATAGCGCTCAGGCATCCGCCAGTCTGGCCGCAGGCGCCGAACGTCGCGAGCAATGGCGCGAGCGGTAGCGGCTGGGCTCGGCCTCCGAACGCTCACCGCGGTGTTTCCTCTTCGGCCCGGCCAGTGATGCGCACCGTGTACCCCTTGGCCCAGCCGCCGCAGACGACGCCTTCGACCCGGCTGCCGGACGCGCTCAGGCCGACCCAAGTTCGGCTGAACATGTCGTCTTTCGAGCAACCCAGCCATGCGAAGCCGCCCAGCGTCACTTCGGTGAACCCGAAGTCCTGAACGGCGGCGCGCATTCCTGCCTTATCCTCGGAACAGCCGCCACTCGCGGCGACGATGCCGAAAACGGCGAGCCCCAGGGCAATCGCGGCCCGGCTCATCGGCCAACCTCGGCCATGTGGCGTTCGTGCGCGGCCTGATTGGCGCGGCGCTGGGCACGTTCCTCGGTCGCGGCCGGATCGGCCAGTGCAGCTTCCATCCGACGGAGGCGATCGATTTGCACCTCCCGCTGCTCCACGAGCGGATCCGCGTATCGCCGGATCTCGCCGACCGATGGCGCAAACCCGTGACCGCTCTTTCGGATTGCCTCGTCGATGGAATGGGCAAGGATGTCGTGGGGCAGGTCGATCAGCAGCCGCGCCATCTCATCGTTCCAGATGCCGAATGCCTGGCCATCGACCTCCCTGGTGGGATGGAAGTGTACGAAAAGCGATGCCAGCCGCTGGTCGACCCATTTGCGGGAAGATCGCGCCATCATTGCCTCAAGCTCTCGCCGATGCTCGGGAATAGCTCCCTCGTGCCCTGACTGGTGGGCAGCGTCCAAAGCCTTTTCCGGCCGCCAGAGCGGGCCGCCATCGAAGACGAACTCTTGGGGGCTGTCAGCCAGCAGTTCGGCCACCATGGGCGGCAAGGATGCCATCGATGGGGCTCCGGGGAAGGCTGCGGCCATTGGACCGGCCTGGATGCTGGGCGTGTTCGTCATGGTCGTAGTTTCCTTCTCGAACTTTGCGGAGGTTGGCCGGCTTCAGCAGCCAGTCGATCACGGCGACGAAACCGTTGCGTGAGGTCTCGCCACGCAGGAACGGCGATCCCCGGATTTGGGAAAGCACTTCGTCCCAGCCGGCGAGGCCTTCGATCTCTTTGAGGCGGGAGACCAGGTGGCGCCTCCGCTCCGGGGTGAAATCGACGGTGCGGGCGTTGGGTACGAACTCACGCCGAAGGGCATCGTGGCGCTCGAAGGCGATCTGAGCCGCGTCGGGCTGTTCGAGGACTGTGGGAAGGAAGACCGGCTCTGGTCGGTCAGCATCGCTGATCGACGAGACCGAAGGTCTATTACTAGAATCTCCCTTTCCCTCTCCCTTTCCCTTGGAGCCGATTTCCCGAGGGACAATGGAGCTTGTCCCCGAGGACAAATCATCATGTCCCTCAGGACAATGCGAGGACTTGGAACGCCTGTCCCTAGGGGCTGGCAGGGTTACTGGCTGGCAATCGCCAGCGACAAATTCCTCGAAGGTGGGGAGCACGTGATCAGTATTATGCCGCTGGTTGTGCTTCTTGACCCGCGCGCATTCGGTGTTGTGGCGGCGACGCAGCTTGCTCTGCCATGCGTCCAGCGCCGCTTCCGCGACCACCGGGTGATAGAGCCGTCCATCGGAGCACTTGACCCAGCCGTGCATGGCGAGACCCTTCGCCTTGCGGAACGTCTTCAGGTCAAATCCAAGCTCGGCCAGATAGCATAGCTCGTCGTCGTCATCGGGCAGGGACGCGGCTGGCACCTGATGCCAACTACGATACCATAACTTGTGACCGATCATCCAAGCCACCGGGCTCTTGGAAGCCTTCGCGTTGAAGGTCGACGAGAGCAGCCGGGGAATGTCGACCATCAAGCGAGAGAAGTCGCGCAGGTCGCAGTCTGGCGGCGTCAACGGAGCGGGCAGGTCCGACATCAAGCAGCCCCCGCCAGATAGAAGTCGCTGTTTCGAATCGCTTGGTTGCGACCGAAGAACCAAGGCTTTCGGCGGCAAAGAGCGCCCTGCCGGTTCTTGGCAGAGTAAATCTCCAGCTTGTCTCGGGCTGCGCGCATGTCCTGCTCCCAAGTCTCGCGGCGCTTGGCGTCGGCGGGATCGGGCTCGTTGCGCTCTAGGTAATACTGGTCGCGGTACACGAAGACGACGATATCCGCGTCCTGTTCCAAGGTGCCGCTGTCACGAAGGTCGGAGAGCTGGGGGTGCTTGTCCTCGCGCTGCTCGACGCCACGGCTGAGCTGGGAAAGGACAATAATCGGGATGCGGTTGTTGCGGGCGGCGTTCTTGATGGATCGACTGATGACGGAGACTTCCTGCTCCCGGTTCACCCGCCCTTCCGGCGGATCAATCAGGCCAAGATAGTCGATGATGACCAGCTCGAGCTTGTGGCCCCGGCGCTCAAACTGGCGGGCCTGCTGACGTATGACGAGGTTGATCTGATCGGCCCCGAACGTTTCAGGGTCGATGATGACTAGCGGCCAGTCCGCGACCTGCGCTTCGATCCGGCTTAGCAATTTGCGATCGGCAGGAGAGAGAGCACCCTGAGTGACCTCGTTCATGCCGCCCTCGCCGCCAGCCTCGGCCAACAGGTCTGCCTGGATGCGAGGCATCAAACTGACGATGTCCATTTCGCGACTGATGTAGAGGACACCGTGCCCGGCCTGTGCAGCTCGACGTGCAACGCTCAGGGTTAGGGCGGTTTTCCCCATGCTGGGGCGCCCTCCTACCAAGATGTAGGCACCGGGCTGCATCCCTTGCGTGATGTCGTCCCAGTCCTGGAGATCATGGACACGGACACCAGCCGGGATGGAACCGGAGGTGATGTCATCGATGCGCTCGTTCGCAGCCTTGAAGGCCTGCCCCAACGTGTAGGTCCTGGAAGTGAGGCCCGGCGTTGCCTCCGGTGGCATCTCGCCTTGCGCCGCCACGGCATCGATCGAAAGCGACAAGTCTTCGCATGCGCCAGCTGCATTCGCGAAACGCGCCTGCATCTTCCGGCGGGCCGCAAGGTCAGTGATCTGGTTGGCGAGTTCGCGCGGCGCGAGCATGCCCTGCCCGTCTGCCGTCAGGCGGGCCAGGTACGAAACCCCGCCGAGCGCCTTCAACCCCTCGTCCTGTGAAAAGCGCGGGATCAGAAGCACTGGTGTCACCGGGCGCCCGCCAGAGTGATGCTCGATAATCGCTTGATAGATCCGCTGGTGCACCGGCTCATAGAAGTCAGCCGGCTTCAACCTTTCGGCGACGATATCGATGATCTCGGCGTCACCCTGCATGAGTGCGCCGAGGAGGGCCGCTTCGGCCTCCACGTTCGCGAGCATGTCAGGAGACCTCTACCGGAAAGAAATCGTTCGGCTGGACCTTCCCGTCCGTCGCCTTGGCGATGGCGGCCATGAACTGGGGGCGGGGCACGCGGCGCCCGGCGACATACTTCGCGACGACGCCCGCGTTCGCGGCGCCTATCTGCTTGGCGAATGCGTCGTAGGTGAGATCCGCCTCGACGAGATAGTCTTTGAGCTGCATGAGCCCATGGTATTTCCTATTTGGACATATCGCAACAGTCTGCGTGTCCATTTTGTGCACTGTTTCTTAATATCCGTATTGGATACAAGGAGATGTCTCACGAGGAACAGTTGATGTCGAATTTAAGCGAAGCGATCCCGAACCGAGTGCGTGCTCTCCGCGCCGAGCGCGGCTGGTCCTTGGCAGAGCTGGCTGAGCGCGCCGGAACTACCGCGCCGCAAATCATGAAGCTTGAGAAGTCGCAGCGCCGGCTTGATCTCGGCTGGATTGAGCGGCTGGCCGCTGCTTTCGATATTTCTGAGAGCGCCCTCATCGGCCAGGAGCCTACACCACCCGCCAATACGTTCCTCATCCCGCTTGTCGGCGAGATCGCAGCCGGAAACTGGCGCGAAGCCATTGAGCACAGGGAAGATATGATCTTCCCGCCAGTGGAGGGCCTGAGCGAAGCTGCCTTTGCCCTGCGCACGCGCGGCGACAGCATGGACAAGATCATTCCCGACGGCGGCTATGTGGTGATCGATCCCTATGAGGCCGACCTGCGCGAAGGCAAGGTTTACGCCGTGATGAACTCCGAGGGTGAGACGACGATCAAGCTGTTCCGGGCGGATCCGGCACGGTTGGAACCATGCTCGTCGAACCCCGAGCACCAGCCGATCAGCCTCGGCCGCGAGCAGTTCACTGTTATCGGAATGGCTAAGGGTGCATTTGTGCCCTTATGACTATATTTCCAATGCGGACATTAACTGCATTGACACCATTTCCGATTTGGACATACCCTTAGGGCATCGGAGACGATCGCCCTGCGGCCGCTGACCCTCCGATACGCAGGTAGGGAAACGAGCTCGGCCGCCGGATACTCGGGCCAGCATCCGCCAACCTCCTGCTTCACCATCGCAGGAGGGCTTCGTGGTCCAGCAAACCGCTTTCAGCGCCGTAAAGGTGCCCTACGTCTCCGGGATCGAACTCGGGGTTTCCATCAAGTCGCCCAGCAGCGCGAGCGAAGACATCGCCACCTGGCTGGAGGAGATCGGCACGTCTGTCGACCAACTCGACACGATCATATTCACTGAAATCGTCAACAAGGCTGATGCTCGCGGCCTGACGAATTTCCAGCGCACAGGCGAAAAGGTGATGACGCTCACGACGGTAATCCGTCGCGAGCTCGCCGTCGCGCAGGCGGCCATGGACGCCCTCACTCCGTTTCTGCCCGACACGCTGCCCGAACCGGCGTCACCGCTTCGCCGCTCTGTCGCCGCGTTGCGCAAAGGCAAGGCTTGGAACGATCTGCTTGCTGCCCATCAGGCGGCCGAGGCTACCGACACCACTGGCATGACCGATGAGCAGTTGGAGGCTGACGGCAAAGCCGCGAGCGACGCCCTCCACGCGCTGATGACCGCTCGGGCGCCGGACATGAACGCCGTGCGCGAGAAGCTGCGGATCATGCGCGCCACTGACACTGCGGTTTACGAAGAGTTCTTCGACAACATCCTTGAGGATGTGGAAACCCTCACGGCGGCGAAGGGGGCCTGATCATGGCATTCCAGTTCAGGCAGCACCCGACCGCCACAGGTGACGCTGCTCGCGTCGCCTACTATTTGCCGGAGCTCCCAGCCGGTGTCAGCTACCAGCTGTACCAGCACATCAAAGGATATACGGAAGCGATTGGCCAAGGGCCGGACGAGGCGGAAGACGCTGCCTTTTCGCACATCAGGGGATACAAGGCCCGGTGCCTTCCCGATGTGATCGCCAAGGTCGTCTACCAGCTCCACTTCAACCACCGGGGGCTGAGCGCCGACGGGCTTCTGGTCATTCTCGAGAGCACCGACGAAGATACGGCAGCAATCGAGCTAGCCGCTTCGATCCTCGACGAACTTTATGGCCAGTTGCCCGATGGTTGGGAGGCCGCACGGCAGGCCTACCACGCAGCCGTAATTGTTGAGCACGAATTCGATCGACGTGTCTACCAGCCGGCCTATGCCGCAGCAGGAAGCCATGACGTTCCAGCAGTGATCAGCGACGAGCAAGAGCGCTTGCTCGAGGCGCGAAGTGTCGCGGAGCAGTGCCTCCTGCGAACTCCAGCGCCGAGCATCTCCGAATGGGCAATCAAGTTCCTGATCTGCTTCGACTGCGAGCGTGACATGAACGGGTACACCGCCGACCTCTGCGACGAGGCGCGGCAATTGCTCGGCATCGCCGGTACGCCTGGCGACGACCTCAGCGGCGAACTCCCGCTCCTGGAGGCAACTGCGTCTTGGACCACTCCGGCCGCGCAGCCTCCGTTTCTTTCACCGGGCGGCCTCGAAACCCCTGAGGTTACCGAACCCATGCAGCAGAAGGCGGCCTGAAATGCACATTCGCGGCACTCTTGCGTTCTCCGAAGCAAACGCCGGTCACGAGCGCGCGTGGAAGGCATGGCTGGGTCACGAGAAGCTGGTGGACGATCCGCGGTTCGGCGCGGACCACGTCGAACTTCTTCGTGAGAACCTGCATTCTTCCGCAGATCGCGTCCTGAGAACGAGCGCAATTACCGGCAAGGACGTCGCTGAAAAGCTTAGCGTCATGCTGGAATACGTCGACGATGAGGACCGGGCCTTCGGATGGCGCGAGATCGAGCGCGACCTTGAGGCTATGTCGCGCCCAGAGCCCGGTCCCGACGCTCGAAGAGCGTTCGCAGCGTTCCGCGACGCCTGGGTTGCGCAAGCTGAGCACGACGCATCTGAAGCGCACACGGACGAAGAAGCATTTCGGCTGTCGGATATTGTCTTCGACACCCTCCAGTCTTTGTTCCGGGTACCTTGCACGACAGCTGGAGATTTCTTGGTCAAGTCCTACGCGCACCTCATCTGGCATGCTGTCCACACAAGTTCGCCCGAAGCGCGGAAGGCCGGGAACGGAAGCTATTACGACATCGATCTGAACGGGATCGACGCCGATAGCCTGGTGACCGACGACTATTTTCGCTCCGTCTATGACGATCTGAACCATAGCGACCTTGGGGCATGCCTCCTCGCCACCGGTAGCATCGACTTCGATCCGCGTGGATGGCTCGAGCGCGCTGAGCGCATCGGCATGACTGTAAACATCATTGAGAAGGATGGCGGCGCCCAGGCCCTAACGCTTGGCATGATCGACAGTGACGATGAGCGATTGCAGCGCGAAGAGCGTCGCCTCCAGCGCATCATGACGTTCGATCACTCGCGGCGCTGGTCAGCCGTTTCGGGGTTTATCTGCGAGCAGCGGCCCGACCTTGTTTTCCGCGTTGCCAGCCGGGCCGATGCGGCATGACCATTTCGCCTTCCGACCTTCCCGCCGCCCCCCCGGGCGGGAGTGTCAGCAGCGGCGGGGCTACCTGCCCCCCGGCCTCGCCGCTGCTGGCCGAAAGCTGGCTTCTCGCATGGAGCCGCATCGGAGGAGCCGTCACGATCGGCTCGGACGGTAGGCTTCAGCCTTGGTTCCATCCCGAGATCGGCTGCGCCGACGACGAATGCGCCACGGTGTTGCTGGCTGAGCTGATCGACACCCCGGGCCTACCAGCCGCCGTTCGGATCGTCCTTGGATCCGGCGTGCGGCAGGGCGGCCGAAAGAAGAACCACGCAGGCACAGGAGGCCCGCTTGACCACCACTGAGACACTGCCGCCCTCCTGGATCAACAAGGGCAAGAACGAGATCGCTGCGTGGATCCGGCCGAAGATGGTCGGAAGCCGGGCGCCGAACGGAACTTTCGTCATCCATACCCGTGTTGGCGAGACGAAGGTGCAAGCCCGCGTCCTCGTCGGGCACATCGTGATCAATCGGAACCACGTGCTCTACACCTGCCCGCCTGCCGATGCCCGCGCCCTGATCGCGGAGATGGACGAGCGCGATCGCAAGGCCTGCCAGGACCTGCCGAAGCCGAAGCAGACCAGCAAGGCGAAAGAGGCCGATGTTGCTCCTCGGCACGACGACACCGACGACATTACTCGCCGTATCCGAGGCTTGGATTCGAAGCTGGTAGAATCACCTAGGAAATCACCTGCCGAGGTGCGGGAAACTGCCATTTCCGAGCACGATTTGCCGTCGAAGGAACTCGGTGGACTCACCCGCCCCTCCGCGACGGTGAGCACCAGCCGTAAGCCGCAGAAAACCGAGGTTCCGGACGGTATCAAGGTGCATGCGAGCACCACCCCGCGCAAGTGGCCGAAGGCATTGGGAAACCCGCCCTCTATCGAGAACCGCAATCCGTCAGAACTCCACCTCGACGACAGCTATCAGCGCTCGACCGACAACGGCGCCAGCACTGCGCTGATCAAGCGGATCGCGAACGGCTGGGACTGGCGGATGTGCTTGCCGCTGGTCGTGTCCAAGCGGGACGACGGCTCTCTCTGGGTGATCGACGGCCAGCATCGTTTGGCAGCTGCCAAGCTGCGCGGAGACATCCCGTTCCTGCCATGCTGCGTCGGCGTGTTCGGCAGCGTCGCCGATGAGGCTGCGATGTTCGTCGCCATGAACAGGGCTCGTAAGCCGATGAACCGGCTGGACGACTTCCATGCGGCGCTGGCCGCATCGGATGCCGAGGCAATCGAGATCCAGGACTTGGTTTCCGAGGCCGGACTGACGATCAGCCGCAACACATCCTCGACGGCATGGAAGCCCGGCGAGATTGCCTTCACCGCCTCGATCGCGAGCACCCTTCGCAAACACGGTCGCCAGATCGCGTCCGCAGCGCTGACGAACATCGCAGAGGCTTTCCCCGGCCAGAGGGTCGTCCATTCGGGCTCGATCTTTCTTGGCCTGGTGAAAGTGCTCGTATCCCCGCCCGAGGGTTTCGACCCGGACCGCATGTTCCAAGCCCTGATGCGGTACTCGGCTGACGACTGGGGCACTTTTCTCACTGGGCTGAAGGGCGGGGACACCCGCGCCGCCGCGATCCGTGACGCGCTGCTGATGGCCTACGACGAGGTTCCAGCCGACGAGGTGGCGGCATGAGCAGCCAGCAGCGAGAGATCTCGCTCAGCTTCGGCACCCTTCTTATCGTCGCAGTTCTTGGCTCCGTAGCATTCGAGATCATGGAGCGGCTCGATCGACTTGCCGATACGGCCGACATGGGGGTGTGCCTGGAGGCGGTTCGCGTGGGCATTGATCCCGCGACGCTGCCGGGAACGTGCAAAGCGCTTCGGCCCCAAGCGGAGGGTGATCCGGTATGAGCGCAGCGACCGAACACACCGTGGCGATCGAGCTCGCGAAAGCACAAGCAGCCGGTAGCGTGCCCCGCATAGCCGAGGTCCTACTAGCCCTCGTCGATGAGTTGCGCGCCGCTGACGTCGAGCAGGACGCCGAAATGAAGCGCCTGCGGGACATCGAACGGGCCGCCGAGCGAGCCTGGGACTATCACCGAATGGGGAAGTTCGACGACCCCGACTACGACGACGACTGGGATTCTACGATCATGATCGAACGGCTTGATGCCCTTGGGGAGGTGCTAGGCGTATGAGCGAGAGCGCCATTTTCTGGATCACTCTGGCGTCGATCATCTGGATCGGCGCGCCCCTTCACAGCATCGCGCGCGACCTTCGCGAGCTGCGCCAACTTGCGAGGAAGAATCCATGAATGAACGATCGCATAACGTTCGCGAGACAGCGCTTGCCGTCGCGCGGCACATTGAGACACTGCTGCCTCCGCTAAGCGCGGTCACATCCGATTTGGACCCGGCTGATCTGGGTCCGGTCGCTTCCATTCCCGCCGTTTACGTCCGCATCGTGACTTCGGCCCTGAAGGCGGAGGTGTTGTCCCGTGATAATGAAGCCATGCAGGCGAAACTCGACCGGGCCAGCCGAAAGCCGAAAGCTCCGATAACTGACGAGGCGGCGACTGAGCTGGCCATCCATTTGGCAAGCGAAGCGATCGATCTCAGCCATGACCCCTTAGAAGGAGTGGCGGCTCTGTGGCGCGCATCTGCGATCATCGCCGTCTCTCGCCTCCCCGGCGGAGGTTTGTTGCGAGACTTCGATGCTGTTTACGCAGCCATCCGCGAGGATGTCGCCGAAGCCATCGGTGCGAGGTCTACGAAGCAATGAACATTGGGACGCCGCCCCTAAACGATGGCTGGATCCTCGCGTACGATCCAGACCTGCATGATTCTTTTCGAACTTCGCCCTGGGTAATCGCGACGCGCGGCGATGAAGGGTTCTTCGATTCTGACGGCTACCCGGTTGAGCCCCGTGGCTGGGCGCCGCTTCCTGACCCGCAGCCCGCCGGAACGGGCTGGACCCCGCCGAAGGGGACCGTGGCTATTAGCCGCGCCCGCATTTTTGAAAACGGCTGGTACGGCTGGACCGTCTTCATCAAGCGCGAAGATGGAAGCGATGATCCGCGCGAGCCCTGGTTGTTTGACTTGGAAGCCGAGGCCGACGCTAAGGCGGCGCAGATGGCGCGCCTTTACGACCTGCCCATCACGAAGGATCCCACTGCCGTTCCGGATGAGGACTGCAACGTGATTCCCTTCGATCCACAGGGAGGAGGCGCGCGTGAACGCTGAGGGAGAAAGGAACGATCGCCTCCTTCGCATGTCCGAGGTCACCGCCATGACCGGGCTGAGCAAAGCGATGATCTACCGGCTGATCAGCCAACAACGCTTCCCCGCACAGTACAAGCCGGGCGGTTTCGCTAGTCGCTGGAGCGAGGCCGAGGTTCGAGCATGGGTAAATGACCAGCGCGGGGCTGCGGCGTAGATAACGCCCTAAGTCACTCGTCACTCTAGCGATTTATGGTCCATGGTGGGGGAGTGATTCGATGAACGAGGATGCAAAAGATGAGTGACGAGGTATTGAACCGCTTGGATAAACTCGCGGCCCGGATAGCGGCTTTGGAGCTGGTTGTGGTCACCGGCGAGGTTGCAGACATGGCGGGGGCGGGGCACGCTGACATCGGCGCCGTAGCGAAGGAACGAGTCGGAAACTGGAACGGCTTCGTAGAGGCGTACCGCCATGGACAGGAAGTCAGCCTCGCTCAGAATATGGAAGATGCATTTGCCAACCTCGGCAACCTGCTCGAGCAAATGGCAACGGTGGTTCAGAAAAGCATCGACGACAAAAAAGGAAGCGGCGAATGACGTTTTTCGACACCGGCCGGAATGAATACCTTCCTATTGCAGATATCGAGGCAATGTATGGGAGCTACGGAGGAATTCGAGGTCGCGAGTATAAATCCGCAGCAATACAGATGAAAGACGGCCGCAGGATCGAGGTGGATGAGAGCGTCATAGAAGATGTCCTCCGCCTTACCCACACGGTCATTCCCGCTGAGCCAGGTTACAAACTTCTTAGTTTTTACCACGACTCAATTGAAAACGAGAACTATTTCAGCGAAGATACAGTACTAGCGTGGCGCGCCGGCCAATATCGCGGACTGGACCCCGTAGTGGTAGATTCCGAGTTCACCACCCTCACCGCCGTCCATGGAATTCTAGAGCCAAGCGGCAAAGTTCAAACCTTCGAGTGTGGTTATGAAGACAGATCCGCGTGGGAAGCAGAAATGGTGCGACAAGCTGAGGCTGAGGTAGAAAGACAAAAAAACGCTCAGATCGATGAGCAGCCTAGCTAGAGACATGCACTTTGCCACCACACGTTGGGCCGGGTTAGAATACCCGGCCCTTTCCTGTTGCGGCATAGCGGATCGGCTGGCCGAGATGGATCTCCGGCTCCCAGAAGTCCGCCGTTAGGAGATCAGCCCACTCCTGCGCCAACTCTCTCCGACGGTCGAGGTAAGACGCGCGGTTATAGGCGCCCTCCACCTTGTTCTCGGGCACATGCGCCAGCATCAGGTCGATGATCGCGCGGTCAGGCGACGCCCCAGTGTGACCCGTTGCCCGCCATGCCCGATCCGCCCTTTCGTTCATGATCGTCGAAAACGCTGCGCGAAACCCATGAGGGACGTGCCGGCCACCATAGCCGCCTCGGATCAGCAGCGCCCGCAACGTGTTCTCGGACATGGGCTTGAACGGGTTGCGTTCGCTCGGGAAGATGAGCGGGAATTGGCCTGTCAGCTGCCGCGCCGCCTCAAGTACTTCGAGCGCCTGGCGGGACAGAGGCACCACATGATCGCCGTTGTCTTCCGACTTGCGGTCCTCGTCGCCCTTCATCCTCGCAGCCGGGATCACCCAGCGCGGATCATCGCCTTCCAGGTCGTGCAGCTCGTCCCAGCGGGCGCCGTGGATCTCGTTCGGCCTCACGGCAGTAAGCGCGATGAAGCGCAGGGCGAACTTTGTCGAGGCACGGCAGCGCTCTGCTTCACAATCGACCATCATTTGCCGCAGCGCGGCTAGCTGCTCGTCCGGCCCGCGCTTTCCGTCCACGATCGAGGGCTGCTTTCGCGTCTTGGGCTTATCCTTCAGATTTGCCGTGAGCCCAGCCGCAGGGTTAGCTTCGCACATACCCGCGCCGATTCCATAGGCGAATATGCCCGCGCAGCGCTGGCGCAGGCGATGTGCCGTCTCGATCGCGCCACGCTTCTCTACCTTCTGCAGCACCTCAAGCAGCTTGGGAGCTTTCACCGCGGTGATCGGCAGGTCTCCGATGGCGGGGTATATGTCCCGCTCCAGGCTCACCAGAACGTCAGCGCTGTGAACTGCTGACCAGGGCGACCGATTCGCGATCCAATGCCGAGCCGTCCGGTGCGACCACTTGCCATTATGCTCAGCGCGATAGGCATTGAGCCTCTCAAGAGACCAGCCGCTATTGAGCTCGAACCATCGGTCGCCGACAGATCGGAACGTGTTCTCATGCTCGATCGTCCGGGCCTTCGCGGCGACCACCTTCTCTACCGCCGGATCTCGCCCTTCCCGAAGCTGCACCTTCGCCTCGTCCCTTTGCTTCCGAGCCTGGACGAGGGTCATGGCTGGATAGGTGCCGAAGGTGAGCGTCTTCTGCTGAGGCTTGCCCTTATCGTTTCGGCCGAACGTGTAGTTCATTCGCCACGAGCGGACGCCTGTCGTGCTCACGTTGAGATAGAGCGATCCCGAATCCGCAATCTTGTAGGCCTTGTCGCGCGGCTTGGCCGCTTTCACCTTCGCGTCGTTCAGCATGATCCCGATACCATGGATCGACGGGTCCGATACCACGTCGAGTACCAT